GGTTTGATTACAAACAATTCGGTTCCTACAATTCAGGAGTTGAATCGCAGGATGGGAAATGGTATACTTACATATACCAAAACAGAAGACGGAAAGTTCATTCCAATGTGGAGTGAAACACTATAGAAAGGGTATGAGATGGAAAACTCACAAACAAAAGTAAATGTGACTCTTGGTTACACAATGAATCTTGGTAACTTCCAGTCGCTACGTATCGATATCGGTATCGAAGATCAGCTCCGTGATGGAGAGCATGTACAAGAAGGATTTGATCGAGTGTACGCATTCGTCGAAGACCAGCTTGGCAAGAAGTTACAAGAAGCAAAAGCAGAAGTTTCTGAGTAATGGCTGAGCGTAAGTTGCGCATGGCCCTTCTAAGTAGATACAGCAAGCTTCATAATGAACGCTATGGCGAACGGCCATCGTTAAATATCAACACTGAACAGTGGGCAGCAGATTGCCTAATAGAGTCATATGGAATGCAAGAATGCTATGACTTGCTACAGTATTACTTTGATGCATCACAAACACCAACATGGAAATTCTTTGCAAATTATGCAGATAAGGTGTTGGATGCTAGGAAAAGAGTTGAGCAGGATAAAATTGAGAGAGCACAGATGCGTAGGAAAGCAAAGGAGTGGGTAAATGAATGATACAGAAGCAAAGGTCATTTCAGCAGTATTAAAAGATAAGCAGGTTCATGTTTTGCTACAGGCAAACGTTGAAAACTTGCTGCATACCCACAAAGACATTTGGGAGTTTATTCGTAATTATTCAGAGCAAAACGCATCAGTCCCACCAGTAGAACTTGTTGTCGATAAGTTTCGTGATTTTCAGCTGGTAGATGGTGTTGGTGCTACCAAGCATCACCTTGAAGAGTTGCAGCGTGAATATCTAAACAATAGCCTAAAAGAGATTATTAGATCCACTGCAACTGACATTCAGAGTGGCGATGGCACAGCAGTCCTTGAAGACATTATCAATAAAACTTCAGAGCTTAAGAAGAACACTGCAGCTATTCGTGATATTGATGCAACAGATATTGACTCAGCTATTGCATTTTTTGAAGACGTAAAGAAGAGACAAGAGCTTGGTGCTATTGGAATCAAGACTGGTCTGTCTGGCTTTGATGATTTTCTACCAAGCGGTATCATGCCTGGTCAGCTTGGCGTGTTCCTTGCATATCCTGGTATTGGCAAGTCTTGGCTAAGTCTTTATTTTGCTGTACAGTCTTGGAAGCAGGGTAAATCTCCTCTTGTTATCAGCCTTGAGATGAGCGAAACAGAAGTTCGTAATCGTGTTTATACAATTATGGGCGAGGGCTTGTGGACACACCGTAAGCTTAGTGCTGGAGATGTAGATCTTGATGACCTGAAGGCTTGGCATAAAGAGAATATTGATGGTAAGCCTCCATTCCACATTATTTCTAATGATATGGGTGGAGAGATTACTCCTTCAGTTCTTCGTGGAAAAATCGACCAATATAAGCCAGACTTTGTTGTGGTTGACTATTTGCAGCTTATGAGTCCTAATCAGAAGTCAGACAACGAGACAGTCCGAATGAAGAATCTATCTCGTGAGCTTAAGCTTATGGCTATTGCAGAAGAAGTTCCAATCATTGCTATTTCGTCTGCTACACCAGACGATGTTACAAAGCTAGATACTGTTCCAACGCTAGGACAGACCGCATGGTCACGCCAGATCGCATATGATGCTGACTGGGTAATTGCAATGGGTCGTGGAACTAATAGCGATGTTATGGAAGTTGCTTGGAGAAAGAACCGTAATGGTATGATGACTGATTTCTTTATCCAGGTAGATTTCAACAGGGGATGGTTCAAATACAAAGATATTGAAGATATCTAGTTATAATATATGTATGATAACTATACATCATAGGCCTCTTAAGATATTTAATTTAAGTGGAAATATCCATAGCGATTCTGTTATTGTTAGGCTTAAGGATGAATACATAAATCTATTGAAAAGTCAAATGAAAATTTCTGGGTATGTTCCTAGATTAGACATTGACCCAGACTTCACAATAGAGTATAATAAAGAGAAAGAATACTTTGAGTTTGAATTATCGATATACGGAATATTTGTAGGAAAGAAGAAAGTAGAATGGATAGCAGGAATAGACGGAACAGTGGTGGTTCCTATTCTGAAGAGCAGGTCAAGAGAGTTCTCTTCGGAAGTGGCATAGATATTGAAAGAGATCTTGATAATGATTTTATTATCTTTTGCCCTTTCCACGGCAACTTCCGCACCCCTGCTGGCGAGGTAAACAAAGACACAGGATTGTTCTTCTGCTTCTCATGTCAGCATACTGCAGATCTTATTGAACTCGTAATGCATGTTACAAAGCGTACATATTTTGAATCTATTAGATTTATTAATAGCAAGAGTGTAGAGACTGACTTTGCATCTGACGTAATGTCTAAATTAAAAGATAAGCCAGACTTTGTTCAATTTGACGATGTTCTAATTAAAAGACTGAGTGTAGAGGCTTTGGCATCACCACGAGCTATGAGATACTTTGAGGGCAGAAAGATAACAGAAGACTCTGTTAAGAAGTTCTCTCTTGGCTATTCTCAAAAGCAGGACATGATTACTATTCCTGTTACAGCACCAGATGGTATGATGGTTGGCTTTGTTGGCAGATCTGTTGAGGGTAAAGAATTTAAGAATACTACTGGTTTGCCTAAGAGTAAGACACTGTTTAACTTACATAGAGTCAAAACATCTAAGCAGGTTTATGTGGTAGAATCGTCTTTTGATGCTATTAGATTAGACCAGTGCGGTATGCCAGCGGTAGCTACATTGGGAGCTAACGTATCAAATAAACAAATAGAGCTTCTTCGTCAATACTTCAATGAGATTTTTGTCATTGCAGATAATGACGAAGCAGGAGGAAACATGTCGGAGAGACTGGTCGAAAGACTTGGTGGACGTGTTTCAAAAATACAAATAGATAAAAAATACAAAGATATCGGTGATATGGATGATGACTCTATAAAAAGCTTGAGCTATGAGTTTGACAAATCCATATTGGCGATGCTACAATAAAAAGAAAACAACAAGGAGAAAAACAAAAATGACAATTATTAGGGGACTAAAAAATATCAATGCAGTAGTAGACAAGCCTAAGTCAGAGGGTGGTTCAAAGGTTCGCTGGCTTAAGCTCGCAGATGGTCAAGCAGTAAAGCTTCGTTTCATTGAAGAGCTTGACGAGGACTCGCCAAACTATGATCCAGAGCGTGGCCTTTCTCTCGTAGTAAAGGAGCACGTAAACCCAAGAGACTTCCGTCGTCGTGCAATCGACACAATGGATTCTGAGGGACGTGACTGGGCAGAAGAGCAGCACCGCAAAGATCCAAAAGCTGGATGGAAGGGTAAGCTTCGCTTTTACTGCAACGTTCTAGTTGACGACGGCATCGAAGAGCCATACGTGGCTATTTGGTCAGCTGGTGTTAGCAAGATGTCTGTCTTCAACACCATCCGTGAATATGCACTAGAGACTGGTAGCATTTCAAACCTTACCTGGAAGTTCAAGCGAAGTGGTCAGGGTATGGAAACTAACTATACTCTTCTTCCATCAGCTCCAGACACAGAGCCTTTCGACTGGACAGATGTTACACCTTACCCAATTGAGTCGGCACTGAACCAGATTCCATATGCAGAGCAGGAAGCTTTCTATATGGGAGTCGATTCACAATCATCTTCATCTTCTAACGTTGAATGGTAATTTGTGATTCCTCACGGTGGGGGCAGTCAAATGCCCCCACCACAATCATTCGCTTCTAGGTAGAAAAGGGTATATGTCTTACGCAGGTCTTCACGTTCACACGCACTACAGTCTTTTTGACGGTATCGCTACACCAGCAGAGTATGTTGAACGTGCTTTAGAAATTGGTATGCCAGCCGTAGCCATCACTGATCATGGCTCGTTGACTGGTCACAGAGAGTTTTATCGCACCGCTAAGGAAAAGGGTATCAAGCCTATTCTCGGTGTTGAGGGTTATATTACACAAGATCGCTTTGACCAGCGTGACCCAAAGGACAGGTCAGAGCCTCTAGATCTTATCTACAATCACATTATTATCCTTGCTAAAAATCAACAGGGGCTTGAGAATTTAAATAAGCTTAATGAAATTGCTTGGACAGAAGGTTTTTATAAAAAGCCACGTATTGACTATGAAGTCCTGGAGAAATATAAGGATGGGCTTATTGTTACTTCTGGTTGCCTTAGTGGAACTATTGCTAAGGCTATTGAAGCTGGGGAGATGGCAGAAGCCAAACGTCAAATTGAATGGCACAAGAATGTATTTGGCGATGACTACTACATTGAGGTTATGCCACACAACCCTGCAGAGGTAAACAAGCAACTGCTTGAGCTTGCAGACGAGTTCGGCATTAAGGCTGTTGTGACTCCAGACTGCCACCACGCACACACGGGTCAGAAAGAAATTCAAGAACTTAAACTAATTCTTAACACTTATAGCAATAAGGTTGAGAAGGGTGCTACCTATGAGGCAGCTGCCAAGCATGAGAATCTTATGGACAGGCTGGACTACCTCTATGGTGCTGAGCGTAATATTACGTTTAGGGACTTTGATATTCACTTGCTATCTGATGAAGAGATGCACAATGCCATGAAGGCACAGGGCATTGATAGAGAAGACATCTATGCTCACTCTAACGAGATTGCAGACAAGGTAGAAGACTATCGTATCGAAGATCACTTAGAGCTTCTACCAGCACAGTATCAAAATCCTATGCAAGAGCTTGCTAATCTTGCTATAGAAGGTCTTAAAGAGCGTGGAGTCTATAAGACCGAAGGCTATATGGAACGACTAGAAGAAGAGCTGGGCATTATTGAAGAGAAGAACTTTGGCCCATACTTCTTGGTTGTACGTAATATGATTAACTGGGCTAAGAAGCAAGGCATTCTTGTTGGCCCTGGACGTGGTTCAGCTGCTGGCTCATTGCTATGCTACTCGCTGGGTATCACAGATGTTGATCCTATCAAGTATGGCCTACTGTTCTTCCGTTTTATTAACCCTGAACGTAATGACTTCCCAGATATTGATACAGATATTCAGGACTCACGTCGTGAAGAAGTAAAAGATTATCTTGTTAGGCAGTATCGTCACGTTGCTTCTATTGCTACGTTCTTGCAGTTTAGGGGCAAGGGTATGATTCGTGATATTGCACGAGTCCTGTATATCCCTCTAACTGATGTAAACAAGGTTCTCAAGCTTGTAGATGACTGGGACGACTACCTTCGCTCTAAGAACACTGCCTGGTTCCGTGAGAAGTATCCAGAGGTAGAGAAGTATGGAGAGCTGCTTCGTGGTCGTATTCGTGGAACTGGTATTCACGCTGCTGGTGTGGTGACAGCTAAAGAGCCTATCTTCCGTCACGCACCAATGGAGACACGTAACTCTCCTGGAACTGGTGAGCGTATCCCAGTTGTGGCGGTAGACATGGAAGAAGCTGAACGTATCGGTCTAATTAAGATCGATGCCCTAGGTCTTAAAACACTGTCTGTTATTCAAGACACTGTTAATACTATTAAGGATAGAACTGGTAAAGAAATTAATCTGCTAGAAATTCCTCTTGATGATGACAAGGTTTATGAGATGCTATCTAGTGGGTATACGAAAGGTGTCTTCCAGTGTGAAGCTACACCTTATACTAATCTGCTAGTTAAGATGGGTGTCAAAAACTTTGATGAACTTGCAGCTTCTAACGCTCTTGTGCGACCTGGTGCTATGAACACTATTGGTAAAGACTATATTGAGCGTAAGCATGGCAAGCAGCAGATTGCGTTTTCTCACCAAGTGATGAAGCCGTTTACTGAAGATACCTATGGGTGTATTCTTTACCAGGAGCAGGTTATGCAAGCTTGTACAGAGCTTGGTGGTATGACTATGGCAGAGGCTGACAAGGTTCGTAAGATCATTGGTAAGAAGAAGGATGCCAAGGAGTTTGACCAGTTCAAAGACCAGTTTGTCAAGGGTGCTTCACGTTACCTATCTCCAAACAGGGCAGAAGAGCTGTGGCACGACTTTGAGGCTCACGCTGGGTATTCGTTTAACAAGTCACACGCTGTAGCTTATTCTACGTTGTCATATTGGACAGCATGGTTAAAGTATTATTATCCTCTTGAGTTTATGTTCTGTATGCTTAAGAATGAAAAGGATAAGGATGTACGTACAGAGTATCTGATTGAGGCTAAGCGTATGAATATTCCAATCCGTTTGCCACACATCAACGAGTCTGATGTTGACTTCAAGATCGAGGGCAAGGCTATTCGATTCGGATTGTCTGGCATTAAGTTTATCTCTGATGTTATTGCACAGAAGTATGTAGCTGCTAGGCCATTTAATTCTTATGCTGAGCTTGAGCAGTTTACTTTGACAAAGGGTAATGGTGTAAACACTAGGGCACTAAATGCTATGCGTATTATTGGTGCTGCAACATTACCAGATAGCCCACGTGATGAAGATGAAATTAGGTCTAATCTTTATGAGTATTTGAACTTGCCAGAATTTAGTATGCAAGTTCCACCACATTATCTACCGTGGATTACTCAGATTGAAGACTTTGATGAAGCTGGCTCATTTATTTTGATGGGCATGGCACGTAGCATTAAGCGTGGCAAAGGATGGTCTAGGGTAGAAGTTCTAGATAAGACTGGTGCTG